GTAGCGATGGAAGATAAATTACTGGAAGCTCTGAAGTGGGCGTGTCACATCACGAATATCCAAAAGATATGCGAGAACTGTTCGAACGAGGAGTTTGAGGCTTGTAAAGCCCAATGTGCCGCTGAGAACAAGATGAGCCCTTCCAGAGCGTATAACCGCAAGAAGGTTGAATGCAGATTAAGACTCGCGCTTTCCCATGTTGGATTGGATGTGCGCGATCTTTATAAATAGGCGCAAGCCACGCATCGCTCAGCGTCTCCAAGAGCGAGGTTCCCCTAGATCTATGTGTAAGTGAGGGAATCCATTTGCATGTAGGCGGGGCCTAGGGGAACCATTATGATTCACTCTCTGTTCGATTATTGTGATCGCGTTGCAGGCGAGGAGAAGCGAGCGTTTGTAGATCTGGAGTACGAGCATCGCTTATGTGAAGCACTAGAGATGTGCGTAATGGGTGAGCTTCCCAATGGGAAGAAGAACCTGATCATAAACGTCCCTCCTCGCTGTTTTAAGACGACGTTCACTTCGCAAGGCTTTGTTAGCTGGTGCCTCGCTGAGGTTGCACCTGATTGTGAGTTCATCCTCACTTCGGCAACGGCAGGACTGGCAACTGAGAACACAATGGCGGTTCATCGCATCTTGTCTAGCGAATGGCACAGAGCACAGTACCCAGAAACGATAATCTCCCGCGAGTCTCGAGAGTTGCAAAACTTCTTCAAGACGACAGCGGGAGGAGCCGTTTATGGCGTCGGCTTGGGAGGCACGATCACAGGGTTTGGTGCAGGTAAGGTTCGCAAGGGTTTTGGCGGAGCGATCATCATTGACGACCCGCTCAAGGCTGACGATGCCAAGTCTCGTGTTAGACGAGAAAACTGCATCTCATACTACCTGAATACGCTCAAGTCACGACGCAATAATGCCCATAACACGCCGTTCATTCTCATCATGCAACGATTGCACGTGGACGATCTGGCGGGATGGTTGCTTAAGAACGAGCCTGACGACTGGCACTTGGTTTCGTTCCCCGCCCTTGAGGGTGATGAGGTGCTAAACCCCATTACGCTGTCCAAGGACGATCTGGAGACGCTGAAGGTAGTTGCGCCAACGACGTTCTTTGCTCAGTACCAGCAGTCGCCTCTTATTCCGGGTGGCAACATAATCAAGCTTCCATGGTGGAACTTTTATGATCCTGCGCAGTATACGCCCAAAGGTCTTAGGTACATCACGGCGGACACGGCGTACAAAGAGCATGATGATAATGACCAGTCTGTTGTGCAGTGTTGGGAAGGAACGGAGAGCGGGCTTTACTTCCTTGATTCAGTGTACGGCAGGTGGGACTTCCCTAAGCTGTTACTCAATTCCAAGCTGTTCTATAACGTGATGGACAAGCCAAGGGAATTTTGGATAGAAGACAAGGCAAGCGGGACTCCATTGGAACAGACGCTGAGCGACACAGGATTGCCCGCCTTTGCATGGAATCCTAACAAGTTCTCATTCCCAGCGGACAAGGTGGCAAGGATGCAAGAGGCCTCGTGGTTTGTCCATGGAGGCAAGGTGTTCCTCCCCTTGGGGAATGTTCCGGTGCGGATAGACAAGGATACGGTCGTGAATGTGACTCCAGGAGCCGCCGCTCTGATGGAAGAAGCCGCCGCGTTCGCTAGGGATATGTCACATGCGCATGACGACCATTGTGACGCGTTCACGATGGCTGTAAGTTTATACAAAGACGCTGGCGGAAATGTCAGTTTGTAGGTGGTAAGATGTCGCGATCTCGTTTGTCTTTGGGATTTTCCCGCCGTCCCCATAGAACCCGGACGAACAATACGCTCGTCACCGGGTCTAGCGGCGCAGGTACGACGAATGACAGGGGAGCGACTCAGGTCACGGGATTCACGTCTCTCTCCCCGTACTACAATAATAACTTTCTCGCTCGGTACCAGACGTATGTAAACCTTTATGAGACGTCATGGGAAGTGCGAAAGATCATTGACATTCCGGTGGACGACGCTATGCGAAAGCCCACCATTCGAGAAGGACTGTCTCCCGAAGACGAGCTGATGATTGCGAGGGCGTGGGAAGACCTTGGTGTTGAACGCCAGTTGCGTCGTGCCATGAAGCAGGAACGCTTGCTTGGTGGTTCAGTCATCCTTGGTGTCATGCTGCTCCAAGACGGAGAAAAGCTCAGCGAGCCCCTGAATCAGCAGAACCTGATGAAGGGAGACCTTAAAGCCCTCAACGTGATCGACCTTTCCAAGCTGTCCCGCTCTCGCGTCACTTGGGATCCGTTTCAGCCCGACTACGATAGGGTGGACAGCCTCAACATTGATGGAATAGAGGTAGACGCCTCTCGAATGGTCGTGCTTGACGGCAATGCGCTCTTCGGAAGGAACAGCCAACGTCTCATGCAGAACTTCAGGTACAATCCTTTGGGGTTCGGCGAGAGTAAGATTGCCCCGCTCTATGACGTCCTTTGCAGGTCGTTGGGCACTCAGCAAGCGGCCTATCAGCTTGTGAACATGGCTTCGGCTATCATCCTTTCGGTTGAGAATCTGCGTAATATCAAAGCGTTGGATTCGGGTGCGGAAGGTAAGTTGCAGGAAGTAGCTCGCCAGCTTTCGGTCTACAATGCCGCATTGGTGGACGGCAAGGATGTCAAGGTGGAGTCGCTCTCGGCTTCATTTGGCTCTGTACCTGAGCTTCTCGTCACCTATACGCAGTTCCTTGCGGCGGCGTCTGACATACCGATTACTCGGTTCTTGGGTTCGTCGGCAGGTGGCCTGAATGCGACTGGTGAAGGCGACTCGCGCAACTATTATGACATGGTCGACTCGATCATAAACAACACGCGGAAACCCGCTGAACAACGTTGTTTGGATTGGATTGGCCCGAGTGTGTTTGGCTATGAAGAATGGAAACGCAAGTCAGCCAACCTTGTTCTCTCGTATGAGCCCCTTTGGAACCTTGACGCGGTTCAGCAAGCGACTCGTGATGAGATTATTACTCGCACTGTGGTCTCTATGTATCAGGCTGGGTTTATTTCAGCTGAAACAGCAGTGAACGAACTGAACGCTAGAGAGATCTATGAGACCAAGCTCAAGGCTGAAGAGGCGTTGTTAGGCTCTGACCTTGATACTGGGGATTTGCTGGAGGGCAAGGATGCCTATTCAAGTCGCGGGTTCACCCCGGCGGGGACGACCCAACAGACCAATCCGAGCTAGTGGAGTAGGCGGCTCTGTACGGCAAGCTCGTCAGTTATACGCTGAGTTGCAGAAGCTCGTTGGGCCTATGGTTGATGATCTCATGAGCATGGTTCCATGGCTTGAGTCAAGACCCGGCCCGGCGGCAGCCGCTTATGCGCTTCAAAGCAACAAAGAGAAATGGAGACGAGTCTTAGGGCCTTCCATACGAGGCATAGCCGGACGTTGGGTTCACGCTGTTTCAGAGCGTGATAGACTGAAACTCCAAGCGAGCTTGGCTAAAGCTCTTGGGGTACCTTTCGTTTCCATCTTTGACAATGACGCCATAAGGGAGACCGCTGAGCTCATGGGAGCTCAAGCTGTTCACCTCATCACCACCGTTCCTGAGATCTATTACGATAAGATCCAGGAAGCTGTGATGAAGACATACCAGCAAGAGCGATTGCCTGAAGGCCGCGGTCTTATTGCTGAGATCCAAGAGCTTACGAAAATAACGTATGAGCGAGCCAAGCTGATAGCAGTAGACCAGACTAACAAAATGCACGGCATGGTCACTCAGACGCGACAAACGTCAATCGGAATAGAAGAGTACTACTGGCAAACGGCAAGGGATCAGCGAGTCGTTGGCGACCCTACTGGTCTGTATCCGAAGCCGACAAAACTGCATGGAAATCATTACATTCGTCAGGGCAAGATCTTTCGTTGGGATGAGCCTCCAGACGATGGACATCCGGGCTGGCCTATCCGGTGTAGGTGCCATGCCAATCCCAAGATTGACTACAGCAAGTTGAAACTGCAATGAAAAGAGTAGCCTTCTCCAACGCCTTTAATGCTGACTTCAAAGAAGAAAAGCATAAAAGAGATAAAGACGGAAAGTTCTCCAAGTCCGATTCCGGAGGGAGCAGCTCAAAGTCGAAAGGCGGAGCTTCGTCTAAGAAGGAAGCCAAGACGGAGCCTTCTAAGGCCATTCCGCCCATAAGCGACGACGTTTCATTGGATCACATCAACAGCCTGATGGAATATACTGGCAACTCCTTTTCAGTCAACGACGGACTGCGAAAAGGTAAGCTCAGTGAAAAGGACAAGAAGGTCGTAAGGCACTTGGACGAGGTAATTGCCTCTTCCAAACCTACCACGGCAGATACTACGGTTTACCGGGGCATATCTGCAGATTCTGATTTTGCCAAGAAGTTGGCGTCAGCTAAGGTAGGGGACACGTTCAACGATAAGGCGTTCATGTCCACCAGTATTGATAAGAACAAGGCTAAAGAGTACGCGCAAGACGCCGCTAACGGAGAACCTAAGAAGGGCGGCGTGGTATTGGAGATTAATGTTCCTAAGGGAACCAAGACCGCTAATCTGTCTGGTGAGGCGGACATAAACTCCAACAATGAAGTTATCTTGGGTCGGGATTCGAATATCAAGGTCTCTTCGGTGACCAAGAAGGGAGGAGAGACGTATGTCACGGTTGATCTTGTAAAGGCTCAACCTGCTCCCAAAAGCGAACCCAAGGGATCGCCTCCCGAACCCGTGAGTAAGGTATACCGCAAGCAAGTTGAGACGCTGATTAAGTCAGACGCTAAAGAAGCGAAGACATTGGAATCCTTGTACTCAAAGCTCTTGTCTGCCAAAACTGCTGAAGAGCAGTCTAAGCTCAAGGGTGAAGTGAACAAGGTTGTTAAGAAAATAAAAGGACTCAACATACGTCCACTCAACTTGCGAGGCTAACGTCATGCGGTATTCTAACAGATATAAGTTCCAGAACTGGAGAATCGACTCCGATGGTATGCTTAGGGTTACGGCTAGAGTTTTGGCTGATGGGGTTTTTCCCTATCTCAAAGCCGAGTCGCCTGATGATGCCAAGGAAAACACTGAAGGGCTCGTGGGGCAGTACATCCCCGTAAAAGAGTTCACTGATGAAGCTCTCCAGTCATTGGAAGGCAAGCCTGTTATCGTCGAAGATCATGTGTGGAGAACGCCTGAGAACACGACTAAAGACGGGCTTACCGTTGGTTCGGTAGCAGGGACTCCCCGAGTCGAAGGCGGCTACGTTGTCACTGACCTTCTCATCACCGACAAAGAAGCGATTGAGAAGATCAAGAGTGGCGAACTGGTTGAAATTTCGTCTGCCTACGACGGGGATTGTTATTCCAAGGAAGGGGTTTACAAGGGCAAGCCTTTTGGGGCAGTCCAGACCAATCTGAGGTTTAACCATGTTCTCTTGCTCCCTGAAGGTGCAGGTCGGTGCGGACCAAACGTCCGTATTGTTAATCATAAACAAACAAAGGAGAAGGGAATGAAAGTCCTTCAGAGACAGTACGGAAACCGTCGTGTCGACTACAAGTTCAATAACGAGGACGACGCGGCCGAAGCTGAAAAGATGGTTGAAGATCAGAAGACCTTCAACGCTGATGCGCTCGCGGAAGCGGTGGAAAAAGCCCAAAGCATCAAGGCTCAGCTTGACGACCTCCAAAGCCAGTACGATGCGGCAATGGCGACCATCGAGGAGCAGAAGGCCACTATCGACGACCTTATGAGCGCGGAAACCCAGGAAGCTATGGCGCAGGAAGCCGCCGCTCAGACTGAAGCCGAAGACGCCATTCTCGACGACGCTATCGAAAACGAAGTGATCGAAGAGAAGGAAAAGGAAGAAGTCAAGAACGAGTGCGCTAAGGCGAAGACCTTTGCCAACCGCCGCAAGATCATTGTGCAGAACGCCATGAGCGTCCCTGCCGAAGATCTCTCCAAGTGGACTCAGGACGCCATTGACGGCGCGTTCGAATCCCTTGCTCGTCAGGCTGAAATTCGGCAGAAGCGCGCCAACAAGCGTGTCATGGGCGGAGCCTCCGCTCAGATCAACAACAGCAAAGCGCAGGGCTCTCTGGACAGAATTCTCCGTCCCATGCGCCTCAACAATGCTCGTCGCAAGGGCGAGAAGGAGTAAGCAATGGTTTACACTCCTCAGAGGGGCTTCGCTCAGTTCCAGTACTTTGATCAGCAAGCGACTGCTCTTGCGGGCATGCTCGCCAACGCCTCGGACATCAATCTGGTTGACAGTGCGTTTGTCGGCCCTGTGGACGCCACTGTCGGTCTTACGGCTGGCATTGGCGTTATGGTGAATCCCACCGTTCGCAGCAACCGTCCCGGCCTCAACTATGACATCGTGATGCCTCCGGATCAGGCCGCTACCGATGAGGCTTTCGCGGGTATCGTGGTTCGCAACCAGTTCATGCGCACCAACTCCAATGGTGAAGCGTGCTACTTCTTTGAAGACATGGCGAACTACGCTCGTCGCGATCGCGCCGGGGCTCGCATTTGGGTTCAGCTTGCGCAGGGCACTACTGTGTTTGGCGGTCCGGTGTACTGGATCGTTCGCGATACCAAAAATGCTGGCCTGAAAATTGGCGCGTTCTCCGCTTCTGCTATTACGGGAACGGCTACTCCGACTCCCGGTTCCTTGAACGGTGGCACCTTGTCTGTGAACGACGTTAAGGCCGTAACCAACGGCGGGTTCGACATCACTGTTGCCAGCACGTTCCACAAGGTGGCGGCCCTGAACTTCAGCTCGGTCAATACTGTGAGCGACGTTGCCACCATCCTTCAGTCCGCTATCACCACGGCCTCTGTGCCTGTCACCGTCAAAGCGGTCGGCAACGGCGTTGTGCTTACCACGACCTCCACTGGCGCGTCTGCCACCATCACGTTCGCGTCTGCTCCTACGACTGCGGATACCACGGATGCTTCGGCTATCCTTGGTCTCACCTCCGCCTCCGGAGCCACTGTTACGGCGGGCTCGGATGGTACCAGCGAAGACACTGTGCTTCTTACCGGAGCGCGTTTCCTCGGGACGTTCACCGCAGGAGAAGCTCCCTGCAACAACATCGCTCTCGTTGAGCTTCTCTAAGGAGATGAAGAATGAGCCTGAAAAGATTCAATAACGCTGCCCCTACCAGCGGCGCGGCGTGCAACGTCACTGCCGCTGACATTGCGTTTGAGCTGACCACCCAACTGGACAGCCAGTTCTATGACGTCTTGTATCCTGACCGTGAATGGTACAACATCGTTCTCGAAGAGCAGATCTACAGCGACATCAATCCTGGCGCAACGTCCTATGCTTACATGAGCCGCAACCGCCACGGCGCGGCGGCCTTTATCGGACACGGCCCGAACAACGATATCCCGATGGTCGGTCAGTCCATGGGTGCCGTTCAGGTGCCTATCGCCTATGCTGCTGTGGGCGCGGAAGTTACCAACGAAGATGCCCGCCAATACAGCTTTGGCGTTAACGGCAATCTGGCTCAGGATCTTGGTGGTGCCATGCGCGAAGCGTGTGACAACCTGATGGAACTGAGCATCATCTTCGGTACTCCCGACCTTGGCTTCAACGGCTGGATCAACTATCCCGGCCTGACGGTCATGATTCCGGAAGCCTCTTCCGCTGTCCCGGCCTCCACCAAATGGGAAGACAAGAATGGCGTTGAAATCGTTCGCGATATCAACTCGGCTCTTAATTTCCTGTGGCAGAACAGCCGCACGATCTTCAAGCCGACCACCATCTTCCTTCCCCTGAAGCAGTTCGCTCAGATCACCAATATGCCTATGGTTATTGGCGCGACGAGCTCCTCCAGCGGTACTGGCATCGCCGTCAACGTGATCGACTACGTTGTTACCAACAACGTTATGTATCGTGTTACTGGGCGGGAACTGGAAATCATTCCCTCTCGTTACCTTGAAGGCGCGGGCGCGGGCGGTTCTGACCGTATGGTCATCATGGATCGCCGTAAGGAGAACCAGATCCTTCCCTTCCCCCTGCCGTATCAGCTCAGTGAGCCCCAGCCGAAGCCTCTTGCTGTTGCATGGTACGCCGAAAACAAATTCGGCTCCTACCATGTTCGTCAGCAGGGTTCCATGGCTTACGTGGACGGCATCTAAACCATCAAGGGCTCCTAGGCGACTGGGAGCCCTTCTCCAAAGGAGACGCAATGATTATCGGCAATCGCTCTGAAACCCCTCGTACCATCTGCATCCGAGAAAAGCACTACCTGATCCCGCCTATGGGTTTTGTGACCCTTCCGGATGATAACAGCACGACCGAAGCTCTTGAAGCCCTCAAGAAGGTTGAAACCGTCAAGAAGCTGATGGATATGGGCGTGTTGGTGTTTGGGGAAAAGGTCAATCCTTATGCGGCACCTGCCAAGGTGAAAGGGCCTCAGCCCCCTGCTGAACTGCTCGCCGAACCCCAGAACGAAAAGGTTTCCAGAGGGAAGCCTAGAAAGACCAAGGAAACAATGCAGGTGTGACCATGAACTGTTCTAAGAAGCCTATCCCAATGGACGGGATGGTAACATGCGTTGACGGTGAGTTGACGTTCGTAGACGAAAAGTTCTTGGAGTTCTATCCGGAGTTTTCTCGTGTTCCGTCCATGTCAGTCAATACGTCGGGTACAACGAGTGTAGTTATTTTGCGTGAATGTTCGTTCGGCCCTATGTTCCAGTTGGCTGTAGGGCTTCTTACAGCGCATCGCTTGGCTACCTTGTATGACCTTGGTGAGGTGTATACCGATGGAGGGATGAAAGATCAAAGCTCCTCTGAAGTGGGAACTAACATCTCAGCCGCCACTGGTTCTCTTTCCCAAGGTTCTGCTCCTCTGTCGTTGGTGATGGGAGACGATCCTTTCACCGTCGATTTAGCGGGAACCAAATACGGACTCCAACTGCTCGCGCTCATCAGCACTTGGATCCCAGCCGCTGATATTGTTGGCGGCAGACCAATTGGTCGCTTCTTGTACTCATTGCAATGGCCTCCTGTGAACGCAGGGTACTGATATGAAAACGATCCTGAAGTTGAAACGACAGCCTGTCCAGACCATGGAAGCCCTCCGTAAGATCAAGTCTGCTTTAAAGTACGCGGACAAGAAGGAGGTAGCAGTGGGTTATCCCGTAGACGCTTCGGGACTTGGGGTTCCTGAACCCAACTATGATGATGAAGCTTCGATCATTGAAGTCGCGTTGAAGAACAACTACGGGTTAGGTGTTCCCAGACGTGCATTCATGGACTTGGCTTCTCAATACATGAAAAAGACGTACAAAGAAGCAATGGAAGAACTAGGGCCTAAACTTCTGAGCGGAGACGCGACGTTGGAAAAGGTTCTAGAGGTTGCCGGACTAGCCGCCGCTGAAGACGTACGAAAGGCCATTACGGAAGGCGAATGGCAACCTAACTCCAAGGCCACCATTGAGAGGAAGGGATCTGACGTTCCTCTCATCGACACGATGACGATGTATAATAGGGCAACTCACATGGTGAGGGATAAGTCATGACAGCGATACCTATGAATTTCGACAAGGTCACGCGAGCCTTCTCCAAAGTTGTTCAGGTTGTTCATTGTGTCGGAAAACACGTGGACGGGGTATGGGAAGAAGAGCAGATTGGAGAGCCCGAACCGCTGAGGGCAATAGTGTTAGCCCTTACTATAGAGCAGCTTGAATTCTATTCCGACGGAAACTCCTCGTCTGGCGGTATCTCCGTTACAACGGACAAGGAGCTATTCTATTCTGATGTAAACGAGGAAGGACTGGAACACCGTCAAGATTACGTGCTGTACAAGGGGTTCAAGTTCAAGGTCAGGGGAACAGGGTTCATGATGGGGAATACCAATAAGCATATCTACCACTGCGTAAGGTACTTCACATGAGCGATGTTATTCAACTCACTCCTCAAATGGTCAATGTCCTTCTTAAGGACTACTTTGACTCGTTCTTTGGATGGGATCCTGAACCCAACAGAGTTCTTGTTGAAACTCAGGCAGGAACGAGACCGCCAAAGGGATTGTACATCACCCTGTGGTGGAGAAGTATCGAGGTCATGCGTCAGGATCCAGGCGGAACATTCTCATGTTCTCCTGATACTGGCCCGATTGAGAGCCTGATAAACCTTTCCCTGTGCGAAGTGCAGGTGACTTTTAGAGGGCCGAACGCACTTGAAAGTGCGGTAAATGCTCGCTTGTCATTGGGCTCTTCAGCAAGGGCTTTTGATCTATGGAAGCTTCTTGGCTATTCGGGTACGAGTGGAATACAAGACCTGAGTGCTTATTACAATGGTGCAATTCAGCCTAGAAGCTACTTCAACTTTTATTTTTATGCCCTCTTCAACAGAGAGTATCCAGCAGACTACTTTGATAAATCGAAGTGGGATGTTAATGGCATTGAAATCACAATCCCTGGAGAGAAGCCGGTATGCCCGTAGTCAGTTGCGCTAAGACGAGTTTGCCTCGTTCCCTTGACGTTCCTGTGTCCCTGTCTCGTTCTGTCGCCGAAACTGCGACGGATATGACCATGATGTGCTTTGTTACTCCCGGTGTGGCGTTCCCTCCCGGCAATGACAGAGTGCAGTTCTTTTCCACCTTTGAAGCCGTGCAAGGCGCGGTTCCCGAGAACTCTGAGGCCATATTCGCGGCTCAGGCGTTCTTCAACCGTTCCGACCGTCCTCAGACCATGTGCATCGGTCGCGTGTTTACGAATCCGACCAACGGCACTCTCGTGTCCGGCCCTATTACGCTGAGCAACCTTGCCAACGTTCAGAACGGCGGTTTCACTATCAGCGTGGGCGACGCCTCCTACACCGTCGCTAACCTGACCTTTGGCCTGAACCCGACAATGGCTGACGTGACCCGTCAGTTGAATACCCAGATGTCGGCTTTCGCTAATACCGTTGCCAATGACGGTGAAAGCCTTACCATCACCACCAAAACCGTTGGTGATGGTTCTGACATCAGCTACGCGGGGACTCCGACTGAGTTTACTGACGTGAGCACGCTTCTCAAGCTTACTCCCACCACGGGAGCGTCTATTGCGGAAGGACAGGCTTCCACTCCTGCTAAGCTCACCTCTGGCGAGATCGTCTTGGCTGATCTGTACAACGTAACAGACGGAGCCATGACCCTCGTCATGAATGGGGCAACGGTTAACCTGCACGGCCTCAACTTCGCCACCTATGGGAGCAGTCTGACTCTCAATGAAGTGGTTCAGATCCTTACGGCGGCTATCGGCTCCAACGGCCTTGTGGAAGTGAGCGGTCAGTCTATTGTTATTTCCACAAGTCAGCAAGGCGCAGACGTGACAATTGGTTACGCGTCCTCTGCTTCGTCTATCACCGACCTGTCCGCAATTCTGGCTCTTACCCAGAGCACGGCGGCTTCTCGTATCGATGGTTACACTCCTGGCGGCCTCGTTTCTGAAGTGGCTCTCATTCAGACCGCCGCTCGTTGCGCGGGTCGCAGCGTGTTCGCATGGACGTTGGATCGGCAGTATCGTGATACGCAGGATCAGAAGGATTTCGCTGACTGGGCAGAAGCTCAGGATCAGGCGTACTTCTCTGCCTGCACCAACAGCGTTCAGGCATACAATACTGCGGACACGACCAACATCGGGTTCTATGCCCACAACAAGGGGTACATCAAGACCTCGGTTATGTACCATAACAATCCGCAGGTGTATCCGGACGTGTCCTACGCGGCCTTGGCTCTGTCGGTCAACTACGCGCTGGAGAACTCCACGCTGACCATGAAGTTCAAGCGGCTCACCGGGATTGAAACTGTTCCGCTCACGGAAACTCAGCTTTCTTCCCTTAAGGCTCGCCGCATCAACACTTACGTGTCCATGGGCAACTCTTCCTCTGTCGTGCGTGAAGGCGTACAGTCGGCTGATTCGTGGTTCACGGACAGCCATGTGAACCTCTCCAACTACAAGGAAGAGCTTCAGGTTGAAGTGTTCAACGTGTTCATGCGCAACAAGAAGGTGAAGTACACCTCCGCCGGACAGGATCTTCTTGTTTCTGCCGCAGCGAAGATCAATAACCGTTACATTCGCAACGGCACTTTCGCTGATCGTGAAGAGGAAACGACCGATAACGAAACGGGTTACACGACCCTTCCGGCATGCACGATTACTCCGGCTCCGATCTACAGCGCAACGACTTCGGAGCGGGCAAATCGTGTTGCTCCCCCTATCGCTATTGTGGCGTATGAGGCCGGAGCCTTCCACTCCGTCGCCATTGACGTCACTGTTTACAACTAAGGAGAAGCAGGAATGCGTACCATTTATAATCAGGCTTCCACGAGTATCGTCGTGGACGGCAACCAGATCTACGACCTGTTTGAAGGTGCTACCATCACGTACACCTTTGACGGCGGCGAAGTCGCCAAAACGCAAGGCACTGACGGCGCGGGCATCAACATTGCCACCAATCAGGGCTCTACCCTTCAGTTCACACTGAAAGAAACTTCCCGCTCCATTGCCTTCCTGAACAACCTGCGCTTGCGGCAGGAGAACGGCGGCCTTGGTGTGACCGTTGTAGCCAGAACCGGAGCCAACATCCTGCTTACCATGACCAACGCCTATATCAGCCGTCCCGGTCAGCTTGCCACTGGCGACAAGCAGATGGCCGGATTGCAGTTCACCCTGACCACGGCTGAAGACGACATCACCAATCTGACTGTGGAGGGGTAAATGAGAGACCTCAAGTCGGGAATGGGTGAGTTCAAGGTGAACGGTAGAACGTATAAGTTCGACCTCCTGCCTCCCATGGAAGCAATTGACTTTGGGAGCCGTGTTCTTAAGGCCGCTGGCGGAGCCCTCGTCTCTATTTGCGGTGAAGGTGAAGTGCACTACGACGCCATTGCTAAGGCTCTCAGCGTCGTTGAAGCGTCGGAACTCAGTGCGCTCATGAAGGAAGCCCTCAAGCGTTCGTATACGCCTGAGCAGGAGCCCCTCAGCAACGAAGCTGTGTTCCATTCTTGGTTCAACCAAAACCCTCAAGACCTCTTTGTTGCGGGAGCGTTGGCTGTCTTTGAACAGGTGAGGGATTTTTTTCCCTCTGGGCTGAGTACAGCCGTACGAAACTCCACCCCGCAACGGTAGGTATAAGCGTCCCAGTACCTGACTCCCATCAGGACGTGATCCTAGTCAATCGGCTTCTTAGACATGGTCTTTGTACTTATAAGGAGCTCATTGACGGGACGCTGTCGTTGAAAGACGTTGTATTCTTGATGAAGTGTGCAGACTGGGAAGATTACGCCACGAGCTACGTAAGAGTAATGCAGGAAGGTTAGTATGGCTGTTGTAGACGAACTAGTCACAGTACTGAGTACTGTTCTCGGTGACGGAAGCGAGAAGGCAGTAGACACCTATAAAAAGGGTCTTGATGGCGTTGTTGCGACTGTCAAAGAGGCGACAAAGCGATTCGCAATGGCGGCTACTGGCCTTACTGCATTCGTAGCCGGGGCAGTCAACAGCGCGGCATCCATCCAGAAGGTATCTGAAACCACTGGCGTCAGCACTGACGCCCTTCAGGAATGGGCTTATGCTGCAAAGAGCGTAGGCGTCTCCGCGAGTGCCGTTGAAAGCGACCTCGCTAAGATGCAGAAGCAAGCCATGTGGACGGGTCGCTCACTTGAATCATGGGCTGATACGTTCAAGGGCATGAGTGCTCCTCAGGCGAATATGTGGGGTGAAGCCATTGGCATCTCACCTGACACTGTTCGCCTCTTGCGTGAAGGCCGTGAAGGTATCGCGGCCTTGCGCAAGGAAGCCCATAGCGTGGGCGCAGTTATTTCTCCAGAAGACCTGAAGCGGGCGGCTCAGCTAAAGACAAGCGTCATGTCCCTCACGACTCAATTGCGAGCGTTTGGTACTACTATCGCTATCGGAACACTTCCTATGATTGACAAACTGGTCACTTCCTTCAAGGAGTGGCTAAACGTCAACAAGGAATGGGTCGCAAGCAACATCACCAAGTTCCTTGAGAACCTTGGAAGGGTCTTCAGTGAGCTCTGGGAAGACGGCAAGAAGCTCGTTGATTGGTTCAAGGAAACTCTCGGGCCTATTGGAGACTTCGGCAAGAAGTTGTGGGAGGCAACCGACTGGGCAAAGCTCCTTAAGGGTGCGCTAGTCCTGCTGGTGGCCTATTTTGCCCCCGCAATAGCCGCTTTTGGTTTAGCCGTAGGCGCAGTCATTGCCCTCAGTGCGGCTTTTGAAGACTTCATTGCCTTCTTGGAAGGCAAAGACTCCATCATTGGTCGTCTGGTAGACAGCTTCCAAGAAAAGTTCCCGAACTTGGCTAACCTGCTCAAGAACGTCGTAGTTGTGGCGTTTGAGTTGGTTACTAAGACCGCTGGAATTATGTGGGAACTGCTCAAGAACATTGCCAAGGGCATCGGCGGAGTCGTTGAAACCATCATTACCGGAGTAGACAAGGCCATTGGAGCCGCGAGGCAGTTGTTTGGACTTGAAGACCTGAATGAAGACAAGGATCAAGGGCCTCCGCCTACTCGCCAATACAATTGGGACGGACAGCAACGCAACTACAATCCGTATGCCAAGTCCGTTCCTGAGTCTGAAGAGGACGTGCCTTCTATTATTCCTCCTACTGAAGAAAAGAAGGAAAAACCCGCATGGTGGGATACGCCTCAGCGCAACTACAATCCTTATGCGAATACGGCATCCTCTTCTGCTCCTAAGAACGTCAGCGCAAGGGTTCAGTTGGAAGAGGCGGGCAAGGAGTTGGCAAGAAATTCCACCGCTATGCAGCAGTCTTCCCCTTCTGATAAAGGGCCTGTTATCGTTACTAAGACTGAGACTCGTCCTAGCGTCACAAACCGCAATCAAACGAATCAGTCTAACCTGAACGCCAACGTGAAAATTGAGGTAAGAGATCCTTCCGAGATCGGCCCTGCGCTCAAGAGCCTTGAAACAGCGTACCCTGATGCGCAGATTAACACTCCAGGAACCTATGGACCAAGTGTAGGATAGCATGATAGCAGACAACTATGAAGCTACTACCGTCTTCACCAACGAAGACACCGGGATTGTAAGACAAGGCTCTGTGGTGGCTGGCGTTTCTGTGTCTGTAAAAGAGGCGGAAAGTCACAGCTTCACCTCTCAAATGACCGATATACCCTTGGAATCAGGGGCGGTCGTGTCAGATCACGTTATCCTGCAGCCTGAACAGTTGTCCGTGTCCATTGCGATGACCAACACCAGTGAAAACGGTGATAACTTTTCGGCTTTCGACCAATTCTACGAAATGTTGAACAGCCGCGAGCCTGTAGAAGTTATCACAGAACACTGGATCTACACTAATATGGTGTTGATTTCGTTCACGCCTAACCACACGGCACCATTCAGACAAGCGTACACCGCTGAATGCGTCTTCAAGAAAGCCAACATGGTCACGTTGAACGTAGTCGGAAAGTCTCCTACCAAGTTAAAAGGTGGAGCAAAGAAGACTGGAAGCGGCACAGTCAACGCCGGAACAGTGGAATCAGGCAACGCAAGCGACGCCGATAAGTCACAAGCCGCTGTTTGGTACGATACGATCAAGAAGGAGTAGCGGATGCCTGTAATCGAACTGCCTTTGACCTCAGACGGCGAAAGAAAGTTCACAACTGAAATTGCAGGGGTGAGTTACCTCTTTCGTAC